ACTCCTGGGCGTCCATACGTTCCGCTTTCTGGATATACTCATAAAACCGGCTCAGGTTGCTTTCAAGTTTTTCCTGTGAGTAAGTAGAATTATATTCTCTTAACAGGCTTTTTGCATACTTACGGATATCTTCTTTTCTCGGTGTGTAATCTTTTGTGAGGACAAGCTGATTTTTCAATTCTTCGTTGATCTTCCGCAGCTCACCGTTTTCTCGAACCACCTCGTCATAATCAATGTCCATATCGGAATCTTCAATCTGGAAACGAACATCCTTCAATTCACTGATCGCCTTCTTTCTGGCATCCGGAAGATTAGGATCATAAAGAATCGTATTGACTCCTTCCTGGTTTAAGCGGGCTTTCAGGTTATCGCTGGCATCCGTCGGCAGAATGACGGCAGCAACGCCATCTTTAAAATTTCCTTTCTGGATTTCGCCCGAAGCAACCGCATCTTTCTTAAATACAATTGAAATGTCTCCCATATCTTCCCCACCCTTACCCGGTTTTGTTTTTAATGAGATAGGGCTGTTCATATCTAAACTTTCTACCAGCTTTTCTTCTGTCAGATCATTACGGGCAACCAACTCCTTGTTATCTGTCTCTTCCAGTTCATTATCTCCAAGCTGATATTTAACATTTTCATTCTTGACATTGCGCAGTCTGTCAAATATACTGGAGATAGGCAGATAGTTGTAGCCGCTATGTTTTTTTGCAGGTTCGGCCTGGGCGTAGTTGAACGGGACACTATCTGCCTTTTCTATATCCACTTCGTGTAGATACATTCGATTTGTCCTGTCTACTTTTACAACGCATACCTCATAATACTGACCTGCATTTTCCCCATCTGTAATATTTATCTTTGCTCCTATTGAAACAGAATCATATCCTCTTCCTTTCCAGTCTTTCGAATATCTTAAAACCTTTCCATTTTCAATTACATCTTTTACCGTTGCAAAAGCGGCAGCTTTTTTGTCTCCATAACCATGCGCCAGATCATTTCGAACTGAACGCATACTTAAAGCAACATCCCCTACCACATCATTATGAACCACATTTCCGTAAGAATTATACAGTTCTATGATTTTGCTACGCATTTCCTTTGGATCTCCCTTAAACTCATCCCCGCGAATCGATGCGACACTGTCCATCTTCCGGACATAGTCATAGTTTTCTTCGATGTGCTTGTCTGTCACCAGATCCGGTTTTGCCAGCTGGAAGCGCACAGCGCTCTCCGTGCTTGTCTCACCCATCTTATAGTTCTCGCTTGCCTGATCTAGTGCATCCATCCAGCGATTTCGCGCATCCTCGAAAAGCTCCTGCTGCTCTGCAAGCATCTCCGCAGCTCTTCCGGTATGCTCATTCTTGATGAGACTCTTGATTGCATCCAGCATATCGCTCAGAAAATCTACAATCTTTTGCGCCACGGTTTTATCTTTGCTTGCAATCTTCCGAACAAATTCCTCGCCATTCCAGAATTTTCCCGTAGCATCTGCGGTGATCTCTTCCATGATCTCATCCCTGGAAAGTTTCTGACCGTGTTTTTCATAAGCTCTTTCATAACTCTCAACCATCTTTTCAAATGTCTGGTTTTCAGATGTTAAATAAGCGCTTATGACGGCATCGCGATAGGAAGCATAGCTTTCCGGTGCGTTTTCTTTGATGAAATGAGTTAATTCATGGCTATTGGTGCGTAAAAAGTTCTCTGAGTTCGTGGAAATCCGGATCGTTCCGGTCTTTCCTTCATACTCTCCCACTGCTCCAGATTCAAGGGAATCTTCCAGCACAAATTTTAATCCGGTACGTTTACCAAGACTTTCGCTGAGTTTCCTCTGAGCATCTGTTGCATTCGATGAACGATCTTCAAATCCTCCTTCTCTGGTCTCTCCCTTCTTAACCTGGCGCTTTGCCTCTAATTCTAACAGTCTGTCTCTGGCTCCTGCTTTATATGCCTCTACCTGCTGAGTTCCTGACAGGAACACCGATACAGCTGATTTTTCTGCCGGTGTGATGTCATTAGCATAGCGGCCTGCGTCATAGAACACATTAAAAGCCTGTCTGTACTGTGAAATCGGGATATCCGGATCGTACTGTTCCACCGCTGCTTTTTTTCCTTTTTCCCCTAAATCCGAAAATATATCGTTTAAATCCTCCCTGTGGCTTTCAATATAGGATTGTCTTTCCGCTTCCTGCGGAGATACCGCGTATTCTCTGGCATATGCAGACAAATCCTCTTTCTGTTCAGGCTCACGAACATATTGAGGTCCTATGTTCTCACGATTTTGAATTGATTCTGTGTTCTCGTCAATGGTTGGAGACGTTATCCCTTCCCGAGCTGCATTCTCCGGCTGGTTCTGAATGGTACTAAATTCTGTTCTATCCTCTCCGCCTTTTTCATTTGCCTGAATAGTTCTCTCCATCCCCCTCTCCTGAACATCTCCATCGGATACGTTTCCGACAATGAGAGGTGTGTTTTCAACAGGATCTGTTACGCCCTCTATCATTCGCTGTGCCGTGTTTTCCAGTGCTGCTGCCTGCTGTTCTTTTACCTGCTGCCGCGTCGTATTCTCTTCCGGGAGAGCATCCGGAATCGTTTGGGATGCTGTTGTCTGTTCTTCCTGGAGCAGACTCTCCTGCGGCACCGCCTTTTGCCGGGCGTATTCCTGGGCGGCGTTTCTTTGCAAAATATTGCCAAGTGCCTGTGCACCTCCGCCCATAATCACACCGGATGTCGCCCCGCCAAGAGCCGCCAGCCCTACATTTCCAGCGATGTCTGCATACGCTTTTTGTTTCGCCTCTTCGTCACTCAATCCAAGACTTTTATAGTATCTGACCGACGTATCATAGTTGGATTTATCGCCCATGATTATTTTATCGCTGATACTATTCATAATCTCGGTAGCCGCCTCTTCTGACCCCTCCGAGATTCCCTGTTTCACAAGGTTGGTAAGAACGGTCCTCGCGCCTTTACCAGGTACTTCTTTCAGGGCTTTCAATTTTCCAAGGCTGAACGCTTCTCCTGCACCCTCTGCCGTGCCCTGTGCTGCGCCCTGTGCCAGCGCCTGGGTACCGGTTGCCCCTCGCTCCGCCGCATCCACATAGGCATCCGTCGCCGCGCTTCCACCGGCTACCGCCACATTAAGCGGTCCGAGTGGAAGACGAGACATTGCCTGCGTGATGGAAAGACCCGTATCGATGGCAAAATCTCTGACCGGCGTGCCTCCAATCGCATCTTTAATGCCCTGGTTGGATGCATTCATGATCGCATTGCTCGAAAATGCCTCGTTATTCGTATCGACCGGAGTGTTCCTTCTCTTATACTCTTCCAGAATATTTTTATATTCATCAGTCGATTCCGCATTCATTAACGCTTTGATTTCTTTTGCTTTATCTATGCCCATCTTGGTTGCTGCGTAGATATATCCTTTCGGGCTTTCCAGAGCTCCCACAGAATTGTATGCAATACCCGCAGCAATGTTTCTCTTCGACGCATCTCTGACATTCTTTGTTTCATCATCTCTAAGCCTTGCAGCTGTTACATCTCCAAGGCTCTGCTCAAACTCTCTCGCTGTCTCCTTCCCATACTTTCCGAGCAGATAATTATACATATCTTTCTCATCAGCATTCAGGAACTCTGCACGGCCATCCGGTGAACCGAATCCCCTTACTTTGGCTGCCATTTTTAAATTTCCGATAAAACCGTCTGAATATCCCTGTGCGCTCTGGCTTCCTTTCCTTACATAGTCTTTATATCCTGGATCTTTCTGTGCCTGCACATACGAAATATTTCCCTGCTTTCCAGAATATGTAAGCCGCGATGATGCTTTGGTCGCCGCTGTCTGCTTCGTTTTTGTGGCTGCATATTCTCTAGCATAATTAGTCGAATGTTTTTTCAAATATTCACTTGGTGCCATCGTTTCATTCGGCATGAAGCGGTAACCATCAAGATATTTTTGCCGTTCTCTTCTCCCTTCCTCCAGTTGACGTTCTTTCATACTATTTTTGCTTCCAGTGCTTTTATATGATAACTCAGAATTATCCGAAGAAGTTTCTCTTGACGAAATCCCCATTTCGTCAAAATATTTTTGCCGTTCCCTCCTTCCTTCTTCCAACTGACGTTCTTTCATGGTTTTTTGACTTTTACTACTCATTTAACCTTCTCCCATCTCTTTTTCCACTCTTCTGCCTTCTTCTCGTTTTTAGCACTCTCTTCCGTGTGTACTTTATTCGAATTTGTTGTCAGACCTGTGGAAAGCACCTTTTTAACCTTTTCTGCCACATCTGGACCGAGCGCCTCCATCTGTCTCTGATCCTTATACATATCCACCAGTCCATCTTTTTCAAGGCTGTTCATGATTTCATCTGCTGTCTTCTGTCCTTTTTCGTTCAATGCTGAAATATAAATATCATGTGCTTCCTGCCATCCAATTGTATTTGTATTTCTCGACGAACTAGATTTCTTTTTTGAAGATGATCTAGATGATCTACCCCGACCTCCGCCAGAACTTGCCGCCGCCTGTCTCCTTAACGCCATCTCAGCTTCCCAGTTCGCCTGCTCCTGTGCTGCCTGCTGCTTCTGGAATGCAAATTCCTGCGCCCATTGGTCTGCTGCCACGCGGTCCTGATACTGGCCATAGTCATATCCGTATTCCTGGTTATATCTGCCGTTATAATAATTGAGGTCATTATAATAATCGCTGACCGTATCTCTATGTCGCTGATAGTCCGTGTTATCAAGACCGGTTACCACATTCATCTGATTATAGAGGTTTTGTCCCTCGTCGTTATATCGCTGATATGCGCGGTCATAGAACTCCAGGGCTTTATCGTTCAGCATAGAGACATAATTATCGTAAGCCTGCTGCCCGGCGGCCGATGCGTAGGTATTGCCATATCCGCCGGTCAGCGCCGCCGCATTTCCCATCGTATCGCGCATAGCAAGGTTTCCCTGGCGCATATACTGATCGCGGTACATTTTATATAAATCATCGTTTACCATATCCTCCGAGGTGTACGAAAATTTCGGACGGTTCATGATATTATCCAGGATACTTGAGATCTGATCTTCGTACTTACTTTCAAATTCATCCGGCTTGTTCTTCTCCAGATTCCGAGTTTTATTGTAGTATTCATTCACTCGGTCAGACCTCTGGTACATCGGCTTCGCCTCGGTCGAACCGCTTGCCGTGGCTACCCCCGCAGTTACATTGCTGGACGGGTTCGATGGCGCTGCATTTGCAAGCCCCTGAATCTTCGCCGCATTATTTGTCGCTGACCCGTTCTGCAGCATTCCCAGCAATTTTGTATTCTGGCTTGCCGTCCCGGAATATCCAGATATTCCATACTCTTCGGCAAGTTTCCGCCTGGCAGCGTAGCTGGAATCCCTTCCGGAGCTGCTCAGATAATCAACAATACTTCCAACCGCCATTATTCATCCTTCCCTTCTTCTTTTTCTTCGATAATCTCGCCTGCATTTAAGATAGCAGCAACCTTTACCAGATTCTCTGCCTGGGTAATCCCCTCCACTTTCATTCTATCGAGAGCACTGACAATCGCTTTGATGGCGAGCTCTTCATACACATATTTTTTCATGGTACCTCCTAACTTCTGCTTTCCAAATCATCCAGGCGATCATAGATATCCTGGATCGTTTCTGCCACGCCCCAATAGTGGGTCTTCCCGGAAAAAACAGGGTGATTGAGATATAATTCCTGTGCATAGGCATTGGACGGAGACAAGACACATCCATAGTGATCCAGGATCCTCTGCGGTTTTGTATCGCTGATATTCCCCGTTCCATCCCAGCCGGTCCAGAAGCAATACAGATCGTTATCTCCCATTCCGGTACTCTGATCGCCGGTTCCCAGATACTGACCCCGGCTGGTATCGAACGTATAGAAGCCGCCGATATATACCGCATCCTCATCCGCCTCAAATGCCCCACCCTTACACCGGATATGTGAACCGGTAATTGTAGCACCTTTGACCGTTCCCGAAAATGTTGCATTTCCAGATGCGTCGAGTTTGAAATTCGTGGAGTTTACCACCAGACGGTTACCGGAGATTGTAACCTGTCCAGATTCCAAAGAGATTTCCGATGATACGGTTCCCTTTGAAACCTTCATATCAATCTTGCTATCCGTGACTTTGAATTTTGCATTCGTGTTCTTTTCGAAATCAGATACCTCCACCTTAAGTCCATCCAGGTCGAACTTGAGAGAAGCCACCCTCTTCTCATCTTCCAGATACTTCGTCAGCGCCTGGTTAGAGTAATTATCCTCCGGCGTCAGATTATCGAACATGTAGCGAAGCTGTTCGTTAAGCTGATAGAGATAGCCTGTGAGTTCTTTTTGGTCCATCTTGTCAAAGCCTTCCATTGCTTTATACTGCGCCATCAGATTTCACTCCCTTCTTCGATGTATTTTCCGACTGCAATCAGGCGGGCTTTTCCCTTTCCTTCCAGTCTCCAGCGATAGTGAAAGCACCGCATTGGTTTAATCGGAATCGTGTAGGTTCGTTTTCTTGTAGCGTATACAGTGAGCATCCGGCGAAATGCAGCGTCTGAATCATGTTTTAGAAAGACTTCTACCTGGCTCTCTCGTTCCAATTCCAGGAGAAACTGAATCTTTCCGATGTATTTTCGATTCAGAAGACTTTCTTCCAGGTCTCCCGTTTCCAGATACCATTCTATTGGTTCTTCTCCTCCTTCAATCTGGCGAAGCTCCTTGTTTTGATTGATGAAATACAGTTTTCCGTCTCCCGATGCAGTAAGAAGCATCTGCGTATCATCTTCTTTATGCCAGAGTCTTTTGGCTGTGTCATAGACCAATAGCCTCTTACCTTTTCCTGTTTCTGCTGAGAGATAGTATTTTTCTTTATATTTTCCTGCCACTCCCTCCGACAGATTGAATTTTTCCAGCACCTCCGACAGGGCAAACGGGACGCCTCCGGTATACCCATACACACCGGTATCAGAAAGGTATATCAGCGTGGTTCCCACCAGTCTCACGCTTTCATTACATCCCTTCATCACACCCGGGGCTTCCTGTGTATGAATCTGGATGTTTGACGGCTTATTTCCGTACACCTTATGAATCGTATGCTCTTTGAAAAACAGGGCATATCCGGAGTAAGTGGCCGCTGCTGTGAAATCTCCATCTGAGCCTATCGTTGCCGCATAAGAGTCTGTTGATATACCCTCAAACACATTCCAATTCAACGGATCTCCAAGTTTGCTTGCATAGACCTCATGGTTCTTACTGCTGCAGCCCCACAGTCTGTTTTCGCATTCCGTCAGAAAGTCCATATCCGGAACTTTCCGTTTTAGCGTCAATCCTGAATCCTGTGTGAAGCTTTTCTCCAGAGTTCCTATCACTGTGATGCTGTCGTCTGTTTTTGCCTGGATGGTGGCTGTCTTATTGTAGTCCGCATTCGTGCATCCGGAGATCTCCACGCCATCATACTGATTGAACTGCTTTCCGATTCCTGTACACGATATTTTGGTGTAGGTGGAACCGGTGTAAGACGGGGCAAAGGTGGCGGTCGATGCCTGGGTGAATGTCTTTTCCATCGAACCAAATTCTCCGGAATCCGTGTTTAAGTACACCTTATCCGGAAGAATGATGATATAGGCACCCATTCCAACCATGATTTTTTTACTATCTGTTACCTCGCCCTTTTCCTGGTCGTTGTAATACAGTTTCGTTCCATCCACGTAAGCCAGACCGTTCTTCCAATAGAGTCCGTTCGGCTTTTCTAGGATTTTTATGACCGCCCCGCGCGCTTCCCTCGGACCGGCGGCCGGATAATAATCGGAGGACATATTTTTCATGTCCGCGAAATATCCATCCTGCACGATCTCTCTGGTATCGAGCCCGCCGAAGACCCCTTCCTGTTTTCTGGTCCTGCTGACCGTATTAATAAGCGGCAGTCTCATCATTACCACCCCCTGAACTGTGCTGTGTCTTTTGGAATATGATTTCTGCGGTAATATGCCGCAAATGTCTGGAAAGATGATTCAAACGCTGCCACGCTGTTGTTGTATCGTTCTATCTCTCCGTTTTTATAGTCAATCTTGGCAGCTAAGTAGTTTGAATAGACATCTCCGAAGCGATCCGGAACCAGGAGCGTTCTTTCAAAGTCCCGATCGTAATCGTATCCATCGAACTCTATATCATTTCCTTCTGCCATGTTCAGGATCTCATCTACAACCATTCCCTCTACCTCTGACAGCCAGGCTGTTTTTACTCTGGCATCGTACTGGTTCAGCTTTTCATCATCTACCCTTGCCAGAATCTCCGCTATCTTCATAATTTCATCGCCTCCTCATAGTCTCTATTCTGACAGCTTTTTTTATTTTTTTCTCCCACACAAAAAGCCCACCACATTGCTGTGATGAGCTTGTACATCTTATATGTTACGCTTTTATGATGTGTCCATCTTCCGCGATTCTATCCGCCGTCAGCATCCAGCCGTCAGAATCGAACGCATACAACTGTCCATCAATCCGGCAGACTGTATCATGCAGATATTTGTAACCTTTCAGGACATACCACCAGCGTCCATCCTGCCAAATCCAGCCTCCGACATACTCCCCGGAAATCCATCCGAGCGAGGTCTCGATCCAAGGTTTTCCATTTACAAAGCACTTCCGAAGCGGCTGCACGTGCTCTCCGTTATTATAACGTCTTCCGGAATCTGTCCCGCCCGGGATTGTTCGGATAATCAATGTCGGCGATGCCAGAATGCACAGACCGCGCATGCCGCTCTTTACTTCTTTCAGATCGGTGATCGATACCTGCGGGGCGCTCGGCTGTGAAGCTGCAGCTCCATCCTCCGCCGCCCAAGTCTTTTTGAAATTCTCAAATGTCCCATATTTCTGCTTCAAAATTCCCGTGCCGCTGCCCCAGTCCGGCAGATAAAGATGCGGTTTGTCTTCCAGGCTCTTCCAATCTCCTCCCCAGGCAAGTCCCAGCCCCTTGGCAATCTCAGCCGCTTTTTTAAACATTCCTGTTCTGTCATTAAATGCATCATCTGACGTGCTGCCATCTCCATCAATGTCCATTATTAAATAAAAATCAAAGGCGATTCCCCACTGATGCTGTGAACTGTAGCTGCTGCCCGGTGCATTGGTTACCTTTTTTCCCGGTTTTGTACGTCCCTGAGCATAGAGGGCATCCTGCTCTGCTACTGTCCGGAATGTTTCCCCAATCGTCACTGCAATCCCTTGTGTCACACAGGCTTTCATCCACGCACCCGCAAGACGCTGGAGACGCGGATGGCACAATGTAATATCTCTCATATTTGTCCTTTCTACGAACACAGGGCGGAAAATATCCGCCCTAAATCATTATTTGCACTCATCTGCCGGTCCCGGCTTTTTTGTTTCTGCTCCCGGTCCTACCGGCGTGTTCCCTTTTCCTTCTTTTGCCGGACCCGTGCAGCCAACATCACAGGTGCACTCCGGATCAACCGTCATTTCCGGATGCCCTAATTTCTGCGCTTTCTTGGCGCTATAGTTATGTACTTCGTTTGCATTCTTGTTTCCATGTACGTTGCAACTCATCTTTCTTTCCTCTCTTTCTATTTTCTTGCTTTCTCTGCCTGGGTTCCGAAATAAAACCCTACAATCATAGTAAAAATGCTCATGTATTCCTGTCCGGATACTTCCCCGGAACACGTCAGCCCAATGAATCCCGCTGTCAGCGCTAACGTCATAAGGCTTTTTACATCAATCAGTTTCGCAAGTTTTTCTTTCAAGCTCTTCCCTCCTCCAAATCCTGGATACGATGATTCGCCACTCGGATTTGTTCCTGCATGACAGCCTGTATTTCTTCCAGCTTATACGTGCGTTCGATTACTGTATTATGCTTTTCAACTTTCTTTTCAAGCTGCCCCATCCGGTATGTCATGAGCTTCGCCGATGCAATCACACCTGCAAAAGCCCCCAGGACACCTCCGCCGGACGCAATCAAGGCTACTGCAATTTCTGTATCGATCATTCTATCCCTCCGGATGCTCCTCCAACCATTTCTCGGTTACCTTACGCCAATATAACGGCACCTTTTCAAGTGTCATTTTCCCGTCTCTGATTTTCTTTCCATAAAAAGCCCCCATCACTTAGCACCTCCTTTCTCCGCAAGCTCACTCGCCGCAGCACCGAGATCTATGATCGCCTCATCCTGGATCTCCTGACTTTCTTCCAATGCGTCCAGACGTTTTTCTTCGGATGTCTTTTCACGCATATTGAAGCTGGTTTTTACTTTGCCCCCTTCAACAGCGGATGTTTCAGAAACCAGAAGGACATCTTCATATTTTCCCACCGTCAGACCGTCTGACGTTTCGATCTGGATCGATTTCAGATTTTCGTCTGTCAGCTTTTTCCAAATCTCCAGCATAGTCTCCCGACTCTCGCTCTCAATCTGAAGCGCGCCTAGAGATGCTCCTGCCACCAGGTCAATTTTTGTCCCATCTTTTAACACTAATTTATCCATCTTACCCTCTCCTCCCTACTGGATTCCATTCCACGCCATCTGAAGCAGAAAGCCCAGAAGTTCCCAGATTTTATTTTTGATTCGTTCCATACAGATTTCGTACCCGATTTTTTCAGAATAGTTTTTTTCATCGACGCATCCGGTTGACTCCACGATTTCAAAACCATTTCTGAGAACACAGCGCACCACTGTGGTTTTTGTTCCCATCGTTTTCGTCTCCGTGTAGGCAATAAACTCATCTACCATCTTCTGTCCGATGCTGACACCAGACGGAAGATCTGTATTATCATCTACTTTCATGTAAGCCTTATCAAATACTTCCTTCGGGCTCCATGACTCGTAACCATCCTGGTACTTTACCAGATATCCCGCATCGTTCGGATCCCCTGGAACAGCTCGGCCTCTACTTTCGTTGTAAACTCCCTTCGTCATTGGTTCCGCTTCAATCATTTTTGTTCCGATGTATTTATTCATTGGACTCTCCTCCTTTTTTACGATGTTATTAACTTTGTTGATTAATTCTGTTGGATCGCTCATCATACGACATACAAATTCGTTATTGTGATAAACATCATACACATTATCGAATTCACTTCTTCCCCAGCAATCGTGTCCATTTTCGATCTTATTTTTCTTTACTGTGAACATTTCGCCCCTCTATTACTCAGTTAAATTACGATTTAATAATAGATGAGAATATTTAAACTTAAGACCATGTAAGAGTATCCATATTTAAATAAAACATCTTTCCATAACATAACCCACATACTATCCAATCAAATGCAAACCAAAGCATAGTACCACCAGTAGAGGGCAAGATTTCAGTATTCTTCCAATCAATATAGCCAACCCAACATTCATATTCTTGTTGACAAAGTGTTTTTATTACTGATAAATCTGTAACTTTGCCATAAAATTTAATTTTAATATCGCTATTTAACTGAGTAAGTGATTTCTCCGCTGCCGTCAATCTCTCATCCATCAGTTTCCCCACGATCGCATCCAATGCCGCTTTTCCAGATTCCGTAGCAAGATAATTTGCAATCAGTGGCGGGAGCGGTCCTTGAATGCCCTGCGGTCCCTGTGGACCGGTATCTCCTTTTTCGCCCTGGATGCCTTGCGTTCCCTGTGGGCCAGTCTCTCCCTGGATTCCCTGTAAGCCCTGCGGACCAGTCTCTCCCTGGATTCCCTGTGGTCCCTGCGGTCCTTTGATATTTCCAATTAAAATCCTAGCCATCGTTTTTCACATCCTCTCCTGTAAGATAATAGAGATTCCCTGTTTCCGAATCATAATGGAATGCTGGCGGCTTCTCTCCATCCGGATAATCTGCATAGAGATTTCCTGTTTCCGGGTCCAGATAGAGCGAAAACATCCCCGATGCCGGAACCATGACACCGCTCTCCCCCTTCACTCCTTGGATTCCCTGAGGTCCTTGCGGACCGGTATCTCCTTTTTCGCCCTGGATGCCTTGCGGTCCCTGCAGACCAGTATTTCCTTTTTCGCCTTTATCTCCCTTATCTCCTTTTAATTCTCCACGGTCTAGTTTTCCCGCAATGTTCTCACGCAGTTTTTCCGTTTCTTCTGCTGCCGTTGTCGCTCTGGTTGCTGCTGAGTTCGCCAGTCCTGCCGCCGTATCTGCTTTTTTCGTGGCGGTGTCAGCCTTCTCAAGACCTGCATTCAGTTCCTTTTCCAGGCGTTCAAACTCACTCAAGCCCGGTTTTCCTTCCGGGGTGTTGATTGCATCCTCTACGTATACCGGTGTCTTATATGATGTGTATCGCATCGTCCCGGTATCATCATATCCGCGGAGCGCGATAAAGACCGCGCCAGGAACGCGCAGCTGTGTATTCTGAATCTGCCACAGGAGCAGAATGCGATCTTCCTCATATGTTGCTTGCAAAGAATCCGTGTCCTTGGTTCCGTCGGCGTATTCCAAATCGAGGAAGAATTTCAGAGCGGACAAATCTAAAAGGGTGGCAGATATGCGCGGGAGTGAGAATGTTCTGGTGTCACACAGGTTGTCCGCGCTGGTTCCGATTATCTCTTCTCCGCGTGGAATCAACATCTGTCTATTCTCAATCGTTATCATCTCTTCCTCCTTTTTCAAAACAGGATGCGTGTTTGCGCGCGCATCCCGTCCGGTTTAGATCAGCATCTTCAAACCATTTTCGAATTTTTCCGTTTCCTGGTCGATGAGCTCCGCTGTTCTGGAGTCCTGTTCCTGGGAGTTCTGCAGCACCTCCGCAACCGCTTTTGGAACTTTTACGTTCTTTCCGCGCTGGATGATATAGCCCACTCCATTCACCTGCACAAAGACATCGCCCTTGTACTTGTCAGAATCTCTCATCAGGTAGACATTTACCCAATCATCCGGCTTCTCCTCCGGTTTTGCTTCGGCTTTTACCTCTTCGGTTGTCTCCTCATTTCTTACCTCTTTGGTCATTTCTTCCGTTTTCTTCGCTGCCATTTAGTTCCCCTTTCCTTCTGAGAATGTGCTTCCCGTCTCAATACGCACCATGTACTGTTCTACCAGACGTTCCGCCGTCTTGGTGGCTTTCCATCCGGCGGTTGCTCTCTGGTTCAGCGGATCGGCTGTACCGCCGGAACCAAGCTGTTTTACGATCGTTTCAAGACCGCCGCCCTCAACATCCGTGATTCCATATGCGTTTGCACCGAGGATCAGCGTTGAGTATACGTCGATCTTATCGCTTCCTGTTCCCGCAGCTCCTGCCTTTGCAAAGATCTTTGCTTCGGTAGATTCCACAAAACGGACTCCGCCAATCTCTCCGATCTCATTCTGGTAAGCGTTTTCCGGCTTGGTGTATCGATGCCAGTCTTTCCATTCCTCATCCTCCGTGAGGTCATAGGCGATATCCGGATGGATGATTCCCACATACCAGCCGTCAATCTTCTGAGCATTCTGTTTTTTCAGTGCTCTGACTGCCATCTTAACCGCTTTGACGGTCAATTTCATGTCCTGGGTCAAAGTGGCTCTTGATGCAGTCTGTCCCTCTGCATACTGTACATTCGTTCCGCCATTAAGGACTTCTCTAGTGACAGTATCCAGCGTTGCACCTGCCTGATTGCCTAAGAGCTTCATGGCTTCCACCAGGTTGTTGTCGATCGCTGTCATAAGCAGCATATCAGACAATCTGATATAGTCACCGTACTGCTTGACGGTCGCCGTCACGATGCTGACATCCAGTTTGTTGCCTTCCGGGGTTACGCCCTCAGTCAGCGGAGTTAATGCCTTGCTGAGCGGGGTGTACTTTCTAAACTCGATTGTTTTACCGCCGTTTTTCGGGATCGGTCGTTTCTGGCCGAACTGATCGTGTACCAGACGCGGACCCGCAATGTCAATCAGGGTCTTGTCATAGTACGTCTTCATCTCATGGCTGAGTTCGTTTCCTGTACCGGTCGAACCGGTGGTGTTTGTTACATCAAATAATCTTAAATCTAAGCAAATCATTCCATCCTCCTACTCTCTGAATGTAATGATCTCCCCTCTTGCTGCTCTTCTGGCGTATTCCTGGCGCTCTTCCTTGGTCATCTTTGCCGGATCTTTCACGATCTGCGCTGCCGGATGGCTTGACATACCATTCTCCGCCGGTCTCATCTGGCCGCTCTGCACAGCTGCCGCCTGCTGTCTGGCGGTTGCCTTGGCTGTCTGCTGCATCAGTGCCGGAATGATTTCATCATGATGAAGAGTCTCATAGATCGTACGCATATCAATTCCCGCGCCCATCAGGTCAAGGAATCTCTGATCCTGGATTTCGGTCTGCAGGTCAAACTGCGGATAGAACCGTTTCAGTTCTTCCGCTTCCCGATCCCATTTCTGGAATACCGCATCCCGCTGGTTCTTACGCTCTGCCTCCTCCTTGGCTTTCCGGAAAGATTCATTTTCTGCTTCCAGCTTCATCATCTTCTTGTAGCTGTCTACCGTCATGCCCTGGTCGGCTGCTGCCTCTTCCCAAAACATGTCGTCATTTTCCAGTGCTGTGCGAATATCCGACATATTGTCAGATGCAAGACCGTACTTCTTTGCCATCAATCCGATGATGTCCGACTGCTCCTGCATCTGCTTCTGCATCTGCTTCATGTCGCCCACACGGCTCTTGATTACCTTCTGCACGTCTGCGTCGTACATATCACGGAATTTGCCTTTAATCAGGTCGTTATAGGACTTAGCGCGCTCCTCCGGGGTCTCCTCTATCGTTTCGGCCGGCTTTTCACCTTCTGCCGGTGTTCCGACTGCTCCTGCCGGCTGCGTTCCATTTTCTGCCGGTGCGGCTCCTGTAGTCGCTCCCGCTGCGCCTCCTTCTCCACCTTCGAACATTCTGAGGTTCAATCTAATCATCTTTCTTTCCTTTCTGCCGTCTTTCCGGCGTGCCTATCTGCCGTCTCTCCGGCGTGTCGGCTGTCTTTCCAGCTCGTCCTCTGCCGTCTTTCCGGCGTGTCCGTCTGTCTCTCCAGCTGCCTCCTACCGTCTCTCCGGCGTGTCTATGATTGTATTTTGGCATATTATTTTTCAAAATTCTCCCACCAGGTCAAAATGCTCCGGATACCTTGATTTTAAAAGCAAAAATCCGGTTTTTGCGAAGTCAAACAGATGCTTGATTTCCACCTCATTTTCTTCCATGCGGCACAGAATCCGGATGTATCCGGCGCGGCTTTCCATTCTGGCATCTGCTTTTATTTTCCATAAGCATTCCATGAGCGTCTGCCCCAGCATTGAGACGGCTGCACACAGGATATTCCCCTCATCCGGGTTTATCTTGTCAGCGTGGCCGTCAATGATAAATTCAATCGTATCTCCATCTTTCTGTTCGATTACTTTCGTCATTACTGCGCTCCCTTCGGTGTGGCTGCCTCTGCTGCCCTGGCTCTGGCTTTTCCGGCGGTAGAGCTTACCGTTTCTTTCGTGGCGTTCCCCATTGCATCCAGCTGCGAGGACTTCGTGCTGCCGCCGGACACGATCGGCTGTTCTGCCGGTCCCATCATTCCGACCGCATCAAGCAGGCGGGTATCTCCGGTGCTCTGAGCGATCACCGCGGCCATCTGGCTCATGGTCTGCTGCATCTGCTGCATCTGCTGGTACATCGTTCCATTCTGTGATATCTTCTGCATGATTTCCTCTTTGCCGTCAAACATCATCATATCAAGGCAGGCAAGAGCCTGGTCAGCGAGCTGAGGATTGAAGAATCCAAGGTTATACATCTCTTTCGCAAGCTCATTCTGTGAGATTTTAGTGAACGGGCTGGCTTTCTGGGCGGTGACTGTGATATCGTAGATTGGTTTACGCTGTGCCATCATATTTGTGAAGTCAATCGACATCGCCTGCGGCTGCATTCCAGCGTTATCCATCGTGATAAATTCCTCTACACCCGATTTATTCGTGATCCGGAAGACTCTGGGTGTGGTATAAAACTGCCTGATGAGTTCCAAAACCATGTAAATCACTGCCTGATGTGCCTGGAATGAGCCATCAATCATATCTCTCGCCAGCTTGCTCCCTGCTTCCTGCAGCGCTGCGATCGCGGATGCGGCTGTGACGCCGGAGGTTGTGGCACCCTGCGAAAAGTCTCGGTTGCCTGATGTTTCTTTCAGCTCCTCGATTTTCCCCTGGTATACCTGGTAATAGATTGAGGGCAGCGGCGCCACCGTCAGCGGCTGTAAATCATCCCTATTTCCGACATAATGCACGATATCCCGGGAAAGGTCTGTAAACTCCTGCTCATTAAATCCTGCACCATCCTTGCATCCGTAGCGCGGTCTCGAGCCCGCAATCGAATTCTTTAAAATTGCCTGTCCTAATTTGTCAATGTATTCCTGGCAGTCTTTCATTGTGTCCAGGTATCCGAATCCGTAGGGGCTATTCTCGACCGGGAACATCATATCAAACACAAACGGATACATGCCATGTTGATACCAGCCATCTCGCATCTTCGGATCGTTCTCTGAAGCGTAGAGCACCTGACCATTGCAGATCTTACAATAGTGCAGGATGGTCTTCGTGACCGGCACGCCTCCGGATATGCCCGCGACTGTTTTTTTATAATACCAGTCAACAATCAACGACTTTCCGGTGTTATCAACATAATCATCTGTCTGGTATTCTTTGATATCAAGTAACGTATCCTGCAGCTTTCCCTTAAGCTGTGGATAGATCTGTTCTAGGATATCCGTATCCATCGTATCGAGATAGAACAGATTTCGAGAGTCCTGAATCTTATCAATTCCAGGCTCCCAGTACATTTTGAGCGGATCGCAGCGCCGGATCTCAATGTCGCCCATGCCGTTCTCTTTCTGCGGGTTCCAGAATACTCCATAGATTCCGGTTCCCATCTTAATTTTCTGCCATGTCGTATCCGAGTAAACCGCTTTGTATCCATTCCTCTCGATGATGTACGGGACCACCTCAGACAGGATTTTAGCTGTCTCCTTGTCTGATTCCTCACGCGGCAGGATGTTCGCCTCAGGATAGTTGTCCATAAAGTCAGCATGTTTATTTACCAGGGAGTTAAACAGCCAGGCGCTCGCCGGTTCTATGGTTTCTTTGTTCGTGTCTTTCTTTTTAAACCGCTCCCAGTGCCGCATCTTCCACCACTGTTCGTTATCAATCAGGCGCTCGTCCAGGGTTTTCTTACCGCGCTTATATTTTTCAAGCGTTGCAAGCGCTTCCCGGGCTTCCTGTTCTCCGATTCTTGTCTCTGTTAGGTTTTCTTTTAGTTCTTCCATGCGTGCCTCCTATACTCTAAATACCATACGGTTCTCTTTATACAGATCCAGCGGATCCTCCTGCGGGATCTCGCGAATGATGTTCTTTCTGGGGGTTATCGGGTGCTCCATGAGGACGTAGCGACATTCATCATAGATGTGGTCCTCTTGGGTGGTGTCGATATCCTCCACTTTCCTCTCGTCATATACCAGTGCCGGGATCGTCCGGATGAAGTCCTTACAGGTATCGAACACGTAGAACATCGCCCTGCCGTTCTCATCGAACGCAAGACGATAGTGATATTGCATTTTTCCAGCCAGTCGCGTATTGTCTCCCGGCGACCAATAAACGCCCTGGCGCTCCATCATGGCCGCGATAGATTCCCCGCGGGACTCGTCATAGATAGACGGGTCGGCTATTCCTATGATTTTCCGACCTTTAAGCATCGGATCGGCGTGCTCTACCTCTCTGATTTGCTTCGCAATCTCATCCGGTGGGATCTTGACACCCGTGTTCGGGGTACCGGTACATCCATACATCTCCTTGATACGATAGATGCAGCCCTCGTGATCGACCGCGTGCCAGCCGACCGAATACGGTTTTGCATAACCAAAGTCAAAGCCTCTATATATCGCCCAATCATCCGGGATTCGAAAGGGCTTAATAACGTGCGTGTATTGCTGGGTCTCGTAGCCGTCCGGATTGTCGCGGAACTCCTCGAATACCTGCCCGGAAAAGCTGTCCCAATCGCCATATAAAAGAGCCTCCCTCTCTGCTTCCGGAAGAGATGCCAGCGCCGCGAGGTAATTGGGGTTATTGCTTAACAGCTCTTTATTGTCAAAAATCGTTGACGGGACAAAACAGGACGTTCGATACATCCGGAGTTTCTGCCCGTTCTTTCCCACAATTTCATGCTCATGAATCACTGTCTCGTATGGCTTTCCAGCCTTTACAAAATATTGCTTGACCCATCCATGCCCCACGCCTCCGGGGTTAGCCGTACAGCGCATATACACGCGTGTTCCCGGACCGGCAGGACGGTTCCGGGAAACCATATAGGAATATTCATCCCAGGTAAAGTGCGTGAGCTCGTCAAAGCCGATAAAATCGTACTGTTTGCCCTGGTAATTCGTTCGGTCCTTCGTGTACTGCATGGATCCGAAATAGATTTTCGCGCCGCTGGGGAACTTCCAGACGTGCCCCGTCTCGTTGTATCGGGCTTTCCGGTAAGCTGGCTGATAGATGTCACGCGAGCGGTCTATCAAGGCTGTGAGCTGCGGATAGGTTTTTCTAAAGATGATCCCTCTATAGTGAGGGATATGCACCTGGCGCAAAGCTTCCGCCAGGATAAAATCAGACTTCCCCCCGCCTGCTGCCCCTCCGTAAAGCGCTTCATCCTCTCCCCGGCTCATCATGATCGCCTGCTTCGGCTGCGGCTGCCATATCACTCTTGAGCTTTTCGGCTTTATAGTGTTCAATTTTCTCTTTCACTCCTTCCACATCCGCCGATGGCATGATCACGACGCTCTCTTCGGTTTCATCCTGCTCCATCTGGGTGTTCTGTCGCTCTTTCCAGTCTTCGCGCATCCGGTTCGTCAGCCAGAAGATGATCGCCTTTGTATCCGGAGGGATATAAACTTCATCCTCTCCTGTTTCCAGGTGCTCCTCCTCTTTGATTTTCCGTCCTGCGTCATTATATTCTATCTTTTTGACCTTAAAAGTCTTTTTGAGCTGCACCTTGTGACCGATACACTTCAGATAGAGGGCATTTTCAACTTCCGCATCTGCTACTTCTTTCCCTTTTTTTAATGTGTCCGAAATGTCCGGATACTTTTTCCGCCATTCATTCAGCGTAGACCTTGAGATTCCTATGTTTTTCGCGATCTGCTGGTCGCTCAATCCTTTGCGGGCCCATCCGGACAGTAGAGTTTTTTTGTCCGGATCGTTAATCCACTCTTGATATTTCGCTCTCGCCATCCGTTTTCGCCCCCTTTCTCCTCTATTTTGGCAGTATTTTATTCACTTTTCTCCCATACAAAAAAGACAGCCGTTACAGCTGCCTTTCGTATTCCTGGTATATCTTAGTTTCAAGATCTTCTATCTCATCCCAGGACATCCCGTGTTTATCATGGAGGACTCCCGCGCACCTCTCGCATTCGATTCCCATTGCGTAGGTAGGACTGTAATAAAACAGCTCATGAGCATTTTTGAATGCTTCCAGCGCTCTCCTTTTTAAGAAATCCTCTACATCCTGTTTATTGTGAATAAAAACGCGATCGATATAAACGCCGATGCGCCATATATGGACAGCGTACCGGCATAAAGAAAAGCGCCAGGTTCTCCCCGGCGCTTTTCTTTATGCTTCTGCACTCTCAATGTGCCACATCTTTGTTTCTGAATCAAGTTTCGCCTTGACCCGGTAGTTTTTCCTCACTTCTTCCAATGGTATTTCGAGTTTTCCGTATTTTTTTATAACTGCTCCGATCAGCGCCTGCGCAGCCAGTGCCTGACCTCTCAGGATTGCTATCTCCCGATCTCTTCCCCCGATGCTATGTTTCAATAATTCGATTTGCTGGTTTTTTCGCTCGATTTCTTTTTTCTGATTTTTGACAATTCCCATTCTTCTCTCTCCTCGTATTTTTTATATATTTTTTGGTAATAGGGGCAGTTTTGATATAAGTCCTGACAAAACAGCCCCATCCAGTCCTCCCGTTCCTGGATTGACCTGAACGACAGCATATTTTTCACATCAAACCCCATATTATTCTCCAGATTTTCACATGTAATCGTGATCGACTGCCTTAATTTTTTCATTTTTCTAGATCGATAAAACGGGCAAAGTATTTTGGCCGTATCGTTGTCGTTCATTTCTCCATCCTCCTATGCAGCTCCGAAGCGCCTTTCTGCGTCTCTGACCGCTTCTGTGCTGATTTTCGCGTAACATTGCAGGGTCGTGTCTGCCTTGGCGTGACCCAGCTTTTCCTTGACCATCTCAACCGGCGCCCCACGATTTAACATATCCGTTCCACAGGATCTCCGGAATGTGTGAGGGGATATCTTTAAGCCGTTCAGTCTCTCGTCCCGGCTCTGGATGCTTTTGAGGATCCACTGGATCCCTGCTATCGTAAGCCGTCGGCATGGTGACTTGGTTCCCACTAACAAAGCCGGGTTATCATCCGTTCGGGTTTTTAGATAGTCTCTGATATGGAGGGACGCCTGCGCCGAGAAATAGATTTCTCTTTCTTTCCGACCCTTTCCATAGATTCGTGCCCTGCGATTGATAAAATCCATATCTGAGATATTTAACTGGCAGATTTCCGAGACCCGACCACCAGAAGAATAGAGCAGGTCCATAATCGCAAGCTCTCTTTCACTCCGGCAGGAGCAGCGCATGATCTCCCGCTGTTCCGCCGACAGAACCGGCTGCATCCGATACTCTTCCTTGGTGGGTTTGATATTTTTCATCGGATTCTCTGCTATTTCCTTGTTTTCGACCGCCCAAACGAAGAACGATTTCAGCGACCGGATCTTGCTATTATATGTTTTGTCTTTCCATTTCCTCCGGATCTTTCCGAATGCAAGATAGTTCTTGATATGGTATTCGCCCATCTCAAGCGGGCTTACACCCGCGTAGATGATAAGCTGCTTGAGTTCATGTCCATACTGTCGGATTGTTCCAGATGTCAGTCCCCTAAGAATCATATCCTGCTGCCAGAGCTGCATCACTTCATACATTCGATCCGATTCTTCACTAACTGCTGTAGTATCTTCGTTCCTCGAAAAGCTATAATCTGCCAGATTCATGTAGAGGATCAGCTGCACATCTTTCAGGGCTCCCTCTTTGACATATTCCTGCATCTGTGTCAGTATCGTGTTAATTAGGGCACTTGCCGATACCATAAGATTCCCCCTCTCTTGCTTTTTCTGGCTTGATTGGGTATAATTGCGTTATCTCAATCAACTTAGGTTGTACATACCTTCTTTTTTAGAGGAGCGTGCTATTATTGCCGCTCCTTATTTTTTCCTCTCATATCTGCATTCCAGTTTTCTGCCGCCCGGAGTAAGGCGCCGAATCTTATTTCGATCCTTGTGTATTCCAGCAATATAGTAACCGCCAATCAAACACATATAATCAACGTCTCCGTACCGGTTATTCTTCGGATATGCTACGCAGTGTTTACAGTTCGCGCAGCACTCAATCCCTTCCATCGCCTTCCCCCTCTATCCTATACCGAATGCCATATTTTCGATATACCTCTTCTCCATATGTCCGGATATCTATGTTTTTGTCTGCAAAAACTTCGTTCGTTTCCCGGATGACTGCCTCCGAGAACTTTAAGATCCTGGAGTTTTTATTTTCCTCCTTGTCAAGTGGGTATGGCTTCCACTTAAATTTTTCACAAAGAACTTTGACCGGGACTGCCAGGAGCAGACAAAGAACATTTTGAACGATTTCGCCATCATCTTTCCCGCTCAACATTTCCTCTCTTCTCTCCCATTCTTCTTGTACCTCTTTCATGATGCTGTCACGAATCTGTTCTTTTTTTGATTCGACTGCTTTTTTCTCTATCTGTCTGATTTCTTCCGCTGTCAGCTGGTAGCGTACTTTCTCCTTCTCCTGCTGCCGGGCGGCTCTTCTCTTTTCAGCTCTTGTCATTCTACCCCTCTTTTCCAGTCTCTCCGAAGGTCGGACATAGTCGGATATCCATATGCCCGGCCATTCTCCGTTTCGACTATGTAACCGTAAATATCATCTCTCTGGATCCTTATCTGCTGGACTTCTTTACTGATTTCTTTTCGATTTCCTACATAGAGCGCCCGCAGATACAGGTGTCCCCTTTCTGTTTCTTTCATGTTAAACCACATCTTCTCAATTTCATTCTCAATCCCTCCTATCTCTCGCCGCGGACCGGAACATCATCAACAACATTTCTGACACAGGCCTGCTCCTGTCCTTTCTCTTTGCTTTCTTTACCGATACAAGAGTCTTCGACTTTTCGCTAGACGGAACCAACACGCCCACATGATACGGAACTTCTAGGCTTACAGCCACATACACATCTGCAGGCATTACATAATAATTAAAATCTCCGATGAAGTTGTGGCCGTTTTTGCTATGAAAATCCTCCACTGAGGACTTGACCTCGTAGCAATAGAAGTCCCCTTTCTCGATCCCGGATACCGTATTGTTTACCGGCTTAAATTTCATAAAATCCACGCGCACCGCGTTCGTGGTGCCATAATCAAATGTTACTTCCCGGGCCCAGTAGATTCTTGTATCATTATTCGGGCAGATGTGCCGCTGAATCAATGACGACAGCATTGCTGTTATTTCCGGTCTGCTATTCATTTTTTCTAGCCTCCGACAGCTCCCTGGACAGCTTGGCAACTTTTTCCGCCATCTGTTCGGCGATTGATTCAAACTCTTTAATTTCCTCCGGAGTCTTTCCGGTATCCTCGTATTCTGCCAGTCTGGCGATCAGCTCGTCCTTTTTGGCAGAGGACCAATAGCCGGTCTTGATTCCGTTTACTCGTTTACTCGTTAAGCGTTCCATTCTCTGACTCCTTGTCTTCTGTCCAGCCTTCACAGGTATCTTCTCCTGCTGCCGGTGTCCAATCACAGGTATATTCGAACAGGCAGTTCGAACAGGTTTTCTCATTCATTTTCATTCCGTCCTTTAAATTTTTCCATCAGCGCCTCGCAGGCTGCATTCCATCCCCGGGTGAAGTCATCGGATTCTTTCGGCTCCGCTGGAAGATTTCCCTTTTCTTCTTCCCATCTCTGTTCAAAGCGCCGCTGTTTTTCATGGATCTGTGACCAGTCCACCGTCAGATTCAGCTCCATTGCACACTGATAGACATCTGTCCATTCCTCGATGAGACGCTTCTGTGCTTCCCCTTGAGTTACAGGAGTCGGATTTTCATTCCGGATCACTCGCGCCAGTTTAAGCGCTGCCTGTGAAAGTTCTGCTGCCTCTTCTGCCAGCTGTTCCAACATGGCGGGCTTTCCAATCTTTTCAATCATCATTTGGCTTGTCCTCCTTTAAAACATCCTCATCTGTCCCTCTGGTTCAAAATTCATCCAGAGGCATTCCGTCCGCTGCTTGTTTGCACGGCAATATTCTATCTTTTCTTCCCTGTGCCAGTTCTGCAGCATATCCGAATACAGCTCATTATCATATCCGCTTATTATCGCCGGTCCCTGGTGTTGCAAAAGCGCCCGCAGAAGGTTCTCATGGTCTGCATCGCTCATCTCATGCTTGTACTGCTTGCCCGTCCTGCTGCTAAGGATATACGGTGGATCGCAGTAAATCAGCACGTTTTTGTGATTGTATTGCCCGATCAGCTTGACCGCATCCATGCATTCTATCTGCACTCCCCTCAATCTTTCCGCCGCCTGCATAATAATATCTGGCAATCTGCTCCAGTCCCGCGCTGTGTAGGCTTTTTCTCTACCGCAGACGTCTCGTTTCCACCCAGCCGGTGTCCCCGCCGTTCGGAATCCATATCCTTGATTGGCTCTTATACACAGTCTTGCAGCCCGGTCATAGGCTTCCGTGGATTTGCCCTCGTCTTCGTACAGCACGCGCGCATATGGAGTGTAGTAAATCATCCATGCGAGACGTTCCGGATCTCTCCGGATGCATTCAAACAGGTTTATTACATCTCCATCCAGATCGTTGACCGTTTCAATCGGGCTCCGCGTTTTCCGGAAGAGAACCGCTCCAGAACCCAAAAACGGCTCTAAATAGCTGCGGTGCTCTGGAAAGTGACTGATGAGCCAGTCCGCCAGACGCGCCTTGCTGCCCGGATAGCGAATTACTGAATGCATCTATCCTGCGGTTTTTTCCGGAAGTACTGCACCAAGTGAATCAGCGTAGTACTTCCGCCTTCTTTGAATGTGACTACGTGCCGGAATACGTGTTTAATATGCTTCGTGCGGATCTCTTTCTCTCCTTCGTCTCCTTTTCTTGGAGAATAGCAGCATACCTTGATTCGGAATCCCGGTCTGATATAGTTGCGGATACGATTCAATTCCCCGAAAGTGATGGGACCTCTATCCTGCTTTTTCTCATTGACGTGATTCCACTGCTCTTTATCCCAATAGAAAAAGGTTTTTCCTTGCTGGTTCATTACTACCAGCCCTTCGACCTGGGCGCGGCGCATCCGCTCCCGGACCTGTTCTTTGCTGAACCCGGTCATCTCGGCCAACTCTCCCATTGTTTTCGGGCCATCTTTTAATTTCTCAATCATGATTGCCTGCATTTCTTTTGCTTTCATGCACCCTCCTTTCCGCCCCTGGTAGTCCAGGGGCTCACTCTATAGACCAATGGCATTTGGTAATATATAACTGCCACATAGAGGTTATTTCTGCAGCTCTTTCAGGAACTCTATCAGTGTTCCTTCGCTGTCTGGGTATCTGGTATAGGTTTCATGGCGTTCCCACCTCGGGATACCGCTCGGTTTTCTGGATGGCTCCGGGCCTCCCACCAGATGATAATATGGACTGTAGCGTTTTTCTGTTTTACCCAGTCTTCTCAGATTCTCCTCATACTCTTCTACGATTAGTCTGGCTCCGTTCTCGAAGTCATATTTGTAAAAAGTCGCTCCGATGTGTTCATCTTTGTACCAGATTCCCCATGAGCGGTAATCATCCAGCCACTCCTTGCGCTGGGTGTTGTTCTTCATTTCCGGAAGCTGTTTCGGTGCATCTGCCGGTTTTTTCACATCTTCCGGTGCTTTTGTTCCGTTTTTGACCGGATTTTCCTCGTTTTCCGGTTCTTCTCCGCCTTCCATGTTGCGGATCATCTGTTCCAGTGCCCGGAGTTTCAGCTTTCTGGCACGGATATCCTCCGGCAGGCTTGTCTTTGCCTGGGAGAAGATTGCCAGGAACTTCTTTTCTTTCTCTGCCTGCTCCCGGAGAAGTTCCAGGTCTGTCTTTTCTTTTTCGATATTTTTCTTCGATTTCTCGATATTCTTCTTTGATTTATCCATTTCGGTCTCCTATATATAGTATTTATCTCCTCATTTGGTTACGATTGTTAAACTTCTTTGTTCTTTTTCTTATCCTCTATTCGTGTTATAATTTTAAAAAATAAAGGAGGTTTACTATGAAACACATTTCATATTCTTTTAGCAATTCTGATATAAAAGCTATCACTTTTGCTCTTACTATTCTTCCTTCCCTTGAACTGGAAGAAACAGAGATCCAAGCCGCTATTAACTATCAGTGTTGTTGCTCTGCCGGAGAAAAGCTTATTAAGCACGACACGAATATAACGCCTAATGAATTTCGCGTTATTCTAGCTTCTCTTCAAGCCGTGCAGCTTATTAACCAAGGCGAACTTGAAGTTAAGCAGGAAACAAAACAAAAATGTAGCGATTACTTGTTTACCGTTAATAAACTTGTATCCGTTTTTGACAAACAAATGTTATAATCTACATTTACTGCTGTTTCTTTTTCAAAATTGCCATTAACAAGCTGCCGAAGCCTTTCGACAGCTTCCTTCTTTGTTTGTGCTTTTTTCATCTGTGTGATCTCCCTTATATGTAAATCGTATAATAAAGCGTACTCTGTAAATCTGAGTACAAATAGTCCGGGGTATGTTCTGGGGTCAGCGGGGCATCCAAACCCAGCTCTTTCCAGTTCCGGTGTCGAATCTCCGGAATACAGCGGAAGGATAGTACTTCCTGGAGCATGACTTTCGACAAGTCCCGCTTATGGTACTCCATCGTGCCAAGATAGCCGACATATACATCTTGGTCACCGGACACGATCCGGATCATGTCCGGGTTCTCCAAAACTCTCAATAATTCATCCACAATCATATCCACTGCACCCCCGAAAAATCGAATCCCTGATTCATGTTTTCGGCATTTTCATCTGTGTAAAAACGACCAAATTCCTGACGGAATAATTCGCGACCGTATTTCTGTTCGAACAGTTTTTCCGCTTCCTGTTTCAGAGACAGATCCAGCTCTTTATTCCCTCCATGCACGCCCGTCTTTGCGTAGCGGTGGCAGGCAGGGCAGAGATGTACTTTCAGTCCGTAGTGCTCAGACTTTTTCCTGGCACGGACTCCGAAAAAGATATGATGTACTTCCAGATTCCGCGTATCGCCACAGTTCCAGCACTGATATGCACCTTTCGGTTCCATTATACTTTTTGACATACAAACCTCCTCCCGTGTGGTGTCATGAGCTCATAGAGCTGCTGCCACTGCTCCGCATTCCGTATCGTATTCCCCTTAGCGTTTTTCCAACTATGCTGCTGCCAGGTGTTGACCCATCCGTTCGACCAGGCTGCTGCCAGGGCATCGTCTTCGGTGTAGATTGTTAATACGCATGGGTTCCGAAGAATGCCGAGGGCGTCAATCAGCGCCTGCAGCGTATTGCTTGATTTCGTGGCGCTGCGCTCCCTGGCAATCTCTTTTCGATGAGTCTTCCCCTTGGCATCGTCAAATTCCAGTGACGCCCAGTATTTACTGGCATTTCCGCCAATTTTTACGGTTACCTCATACATCTTATCCCTCCGCTGCGTCCTGGTTCGTCTTGCTGCGCTGGATCTTGATACTGCCTTTTTTTGTCAACGCGATGGTTCCCACGGTTCCATCATTCATTTTTACCGTTACCTTATCCAGTCCTCCGGACAAAATCATGTTCGCCGACGTCAGCATAAAATTCAGACACTTATCATTAGCAAAGATTCTTTCTGTTTTCTTGCGAACCTTCTCCGCACGTTTCCGCTGCACCTGCCAGTTCTTTGCTTCCTCGCAGGTGCATCTCTCCGTCGCTGCTTCGTTTAACTGCTCCGTACTGAGTCCGACATTCGCAAACATGTACGTCTGACCGCAAAAGATACATGCGCCCATTTCTTCTTTAACACCCTCCGGCAGTTCCCGTTTTTCTTCCATGCTCTTTTTCCTCCATTGCTTTTTTATATTTTTTCCGGATCTCTGCTTTCCGCATCGGTCCTAATCCTTTGATATCAATTGCCTTTTCTAGTGATTCTCTTGCATCCAGCAACGCCTCTTTGCGGATCGCCTCTTTCTCCAGCTCTCCGGAAACCTCTTCCAGGTAGTCCTGCAATTCCCCGCGGCTCATCCGCTTAATCAGGCGGTACTCCTCTCGATTCAGGTGCATATTTCCTTGGCTTTATCCAGCCCTCTCCTTTCCCGGCAGTGATGCGGACCATCGTATAATACCGGTACGGATAGCCCAGGACATTAATTCCGGTCACGATATCGCCGCGCCGGATCATATACCCAGCAGGCGGCACCGGTTCTTTCTTCCAGGTGTTCGCCTTGATAACCTTGGTTTTAACTACCGGCTTTTTCAGATTCCGGCTGCATGAATACGCCAGCTTGTTGGGGTTGTCCTTTTTCCGGAAGCTCTTCTGAGTTTCTTTGATGAGATACGCCGCCAGTTCCTTCACTTCTCCTGCCTCATAGATGGGTGTGAAATGTGTTCCCCCATACGGCCACAGCCTTTTGAGAATCTTGATCGTGTCTCCAATCTCATTGATTATCAAATGATGATGGATGGCAGCCCGCTCATATTCGGTTACTATGATGTAATGGAGCGGTTCCCCTCTTTTCTGGTACGCTTTTCTCAGGTTCCGGAGAAGTGTTCGGAGAATCTTCTTTGCCTGTTCCGGTGTCGGTCTCTCATCCATTCGGTAAGTCAGGACTGCGTGATAATCTCCGAAATCAAAATTCGTGGCTATGATTCGGTAGAGCTTCTTAATGCGGCGGCGCTCATTCGCCTCTGCTATCTCTTCCCTGGTCGGCTCCTTCCTCGGTGCCCTCTTATATCCTCTCTTCCCATACCTATTCGAATGTACTTCTTCTACTTCGATGCAATACGGAAGATAACAGCTATTTCTTAAATACGACATTCTACACCCTGCCTAAGTATAATGACTGTAACGAGTGACTAAACGGCGGCTAAACCCTTGTAAAACTTGACTTTCTCCGCCGTATGCCGTATACTAATCTTGTCACGGATTCGTATACGGTTTAGGGTCAGGCTTTTATGCCTGGCCCTTTTCCTTTTCCGGAATAATTCCCTGGCGGCGCTCCTCTTCCGACAGAAGAAACTCAACCAGTTCTTTTGCATGGATGTTTACCAGGCATTCCAGCATATCGCTTGTGATCCAGTTGCTATGCGGATAGCTTCCATCCTCTTCCACGTGTTTCTGGTGCCAAGGAAGAAGTCTTTCAAGACGTTCCTCCTGTTCGGCTGTTGTTTTTACTACGATTCCAAGCCCTTTCATTTTTCTCCCCCCCTACTCTGTATATCCCAGCGGATCCGATTTCTGGCATTTTCTTTTCTCGATATTGTGAACATATGTTTCGATTGCCAGAAGTGCGATATGCTCCACAGTCATACTTCTCTGACCGATCAGTTCCTGTTTTCCGGTTCTGTTTAGGATAATCGTCTCTGCTTTATTCAGGTCATCCGCCAGTTGCTCCAGCGCCGCATACACCTCATCGCTGACTTCAATCTGGATTTCCTTGTACTTTCCCATGAGTCCTCCTATAAAAATCTGTTTGATGTAACGACAAGCAGCGCGAAGACCGTCGCGATCAGCAGCACCGTCAGAACGAAGATCGTCTCATACAGCAATCCCTGAAATCTGAGATTCTCGTTCAGCTCCTCCGTTCTCCTTCTCAACTGCATTTCCAGGCGCGCTTCCCTTTTGGGATTGTATACCTCGATTTCCCTTCTCATCCCGTTCTCCTTTCATTCTCTGGTATCCTGCTGCCGCCATGAAACGGTCAGACAGCAGAGCAGCTATTTCTTCTCGTTCTTCTTTTGTGAGGGTTTCAAAATCGCGGACAGTTCCATTGATTTCGATGTAATTCGTGATTGTCACTCTTACTTCACCCCTTCACATATAGCTCTGAGCAGTTCTGCGACTTCTTTCCCGGTGTAAAGCGGTTCATCGCATCCGGAGTCACCGCCACTGAGGCAGCCCATGAGGTAATAAAGGCATCTCTGGATCCGGAATGCGTCCTTGCAGATATCTTCCTTCACACCCAGATGGCCGCTTTCCGACATTTCGGTAATGATTTCTTCGATTTTCTTCGACATATCCTTATCCTCTCTTTCTGAATTGAATTTTTATCCCCATTCCTTTATACTGACTATATAAGGAGGGATGTACTATGCCAGATTTCTATTACAAACTTTTACTTGACATTTACAAAAAGCCTTATATTGGCTATGCCGTCTTACGTTCTAAGTATCCGCACAAGCAGGATTTTGAGTTTCAGCAGGCATTTGAGTTCTTTCAGTTTAACGATTACATCGTCATAAATCCTTTTAAATCTGCCGATACAGACACTGGCGAAGTTTTTTCATTTCATAAACCAAACGGTGTTATTAAACCTGTTTCTTTATGTCCGTATATGCATCTGATTCTGTCTGTGAGCGGCACCGCTTATGTAGATGAGAGACGGCGCAGGTTCTGGGGTTTTGTTCTTCCATATGCCATCACCACTGCGATCTCCCTCGCTTCCATCTTCCTGCAGTTTTACAACACCTTTTTCGCTTAACGTGTCATGTTGAACATCATCAGAACGAAGGACAGGAAGAACAAGAGCGCAGGGAGTGCGTACAGCGCATAACCATAATGAAATACCATATGTTCAATCCAGTCTCCTATCCGTTCTCTCCGGCTGCAGACTCTGAATCTCTTTAATTCATTGCAGAGTCTGCGGATTCTTTTACGATCCCCTGCGTTGGTCTCCTGGAGATCTTTCATGATCTCGTCATATTTTCTCTGTTTTCTCAAATTCGACCGCCTCCTCTCTATAATTTATGAATGGCCCAGGTTGTCAGCTTCCTCAATTTTTCGGCAAATGCTATGTCAGGAATTGAGGATGCGCTTGCTCTCTTTATCTCCTTAATGTTATACTTTCAGTACAGGCGTTTCCGCGCCGAGTACCGAAGAAAGGAGCATCTCATGGATTCTATTGTTGTTAATGTGTCGGAATTGCTCTCTCGCCTCCAGGAAATCCAACGCGATGGAATGGATTATGTCGAGCTTTTCCTAATCGAAGCCGGCGACGATCTTCCTGCGTGCGTCAATCTCTCCGCTTGCGAAGCATCCTGATACCGGAGCATGGACCGATTATGAGGAAATCGATGCACTTGAAATTGAAAGCCCTTGATTTTCCCATAAGTTCGGCGCTTTTCTAATTTCTTCCCCAGCCGTTCCCTGCGGCTGGGAATTTTCTAATTTGTAGGTAAATTTCGCGCCTTGCTTCTTTCTCTTTCTTCTGAGCCAAATCAACACCTTCCGAAGCTCTCTGATTTCTTTCAGTGTGAGGCTTCCTTCGATTTCTAATTTCATTTCCCACCTCCTACGATGCCTCTAGGTTGTCAGCTTCCTTTTTATTTCCCAGTGCTGCGCGGGACCAGAGGGCTGATGCGTAAATCATGACTACTCTCTTGTCCTCATCGCTCATTTCCTTCAGCATCTCAGCTAATTTCTCAGCGTCATTTGTGTGACTGGATGTTTTTTTCATGTCATTGTCTCCTTTCTTTCAAATCCCTTTGTTGTTATATCACAATTATATGTTGGTTAATTTCTTTTGTCAAGCTGTTTTTTGTAATTTCCCAACATTTTTGTTGACATCCAACATTTCAGAATGTATAATCAGCACATAAGGAGGTGTTAATTGTTGAAAGAACGACTTAAAGCGCTTCGCAAGGAGCTACATTTGACTCAGCAAGAATTTGCTGACCGCGTCGGTATATCGCGCGGTAATATTGGTGCCTATGAAGTTGGGAAAAACGCGCCTAGCGATGCCGTCATATCTTTGATATGTCGAGAATTTCATGTAAACGAAGAATGGCTTCGAACCGGCAATGGGGAAATGTTTGTGAAAGAAACTCCAGACGAGGAATTTATGAGGATGGCGAAAGCGGTAGCTTCTGGAGATACCGAAGCCGATCGGGTAATTCGTAAAACATTGATGTATTTTTACGAGATGGATGATCTGGGTAGAAAAACCCTGATGAATTTCGCTAAATATCTTAGCGGAAATGATGAATCATCCGAAAATTCCGAACAGTTCCCGAAAACTCCAGAAGAGCTCGAAGATAAATATCCACCAATCGAAGAAGAAGGCAAGAAGAAACGCAGCTCTTAAAAGCGCCCAGCCTTCCGGCTGGGTTTAAAGAATGTAGTAGACTTTTGTCTTAGATTTGAAACTCAGGTTATAATAAAGTGTTTTATTTGCGCGGTAATATAGCGCATACACGTTGCTATTATCGTATCTTATGTATTTAACAGACAGCATAAGCTCTCACACCTTTCTATTTCCGAAAGGCTGGGCGCATCTGTCTATTATATATGAGAATGGCATTTTATTGGTCTGGGAAGTTATTGGAATGCGAGGGGGGGAGCATGACTTATTATTTGATTTGCGTAGTATTGGCAGCGTTTTTCTATTTGATCGCGCCGCTTTTGCTTATTCTTTTCAAAATTCCGCTTTCAAAAAAGCGACGTTTGATTGTAGTCATCATTAACTGTTTAATTGTAGCTTTCCTGTTTATAGGACACCATCTTGTCACAGATCTTCAGACAATCAATTTTACTGCGACACTTTTATATGGCTTTATTGGGTATCAGATGTTGAAAAGATGGGGAGCTTCAGAAAACAGTGTGCGAAATACAAAGAAAATCCTTTATTGTTTTTCTTTTATCGTCGGAATTTACTTTGCTTTCTGTGCTATATTTATTGTATACCTTGGCGTATTAAATGCATATGATCTTGGATATCAAGCTGCTAGTGCCGAATTACAACCTCAGCTAGAACAACTTGAAGACGATTTGAGAAACACAAAAAATTCTCTTGTCCACTACCAAACCAAGGTCTCTGAATTTGAATCCAAGGTTGTTTGTGAAAAGAGCACTCACTACTACCATCATGCAGACTGTCATGATAGTCCTGTTTGGCTTCTATCGGAAAAAGCAGCTGAAATGAATGGCTTTACTGTTTGCCCGGAGATTCTTAAAGAAGGAGAAGAACTGTATAAAAAATACAATTCTTCTGTTATGCCAGATCAATACTCCGATTCTCTGGCTGATGCGGTATTAAAAAATAGTCAAAATTAAATTATATACAAAAACCGCCCGGTGCTGGTAACACCGAACGGCCTTGCATAGATTTCTCTTACCGGATGCCCGGAAAGATATATTCAAACCTGAACACTTTGAATTATATCATTCTTTCGGGCACCTCGCAAGAGGTGTATTTTTTATACCCTTTTTTAATATTTTTATACGAAAGGATGATCGAAATGAGAATAGGTGCAGCTTATATCCGTGTCAGCACGGATGACCAGCTGGATATCAGCCCGGAATCTCAGCTGGATGAGATCCAGCGATATGCAAAATCGCATGATATTTTGATTCCAGAAGAATATATTTTCATGGAACGAACCGGACGAAGCGGAAAACGTGCCGATAACCGACCGGAATTTCAGCGGATGATCGCAACCGCTAAAGAAAAGCCACAGCCTTTTGAGGTAATCCTTGTCTGGAAATTTTCACGTTTTGCCCGGAATCAGGACGAAAGCACATTTTACAAAGGAATGCTCCGAAAGAAATTGAAGATTGATATTGAAAGCGTCTCGGAGCCCATCATGGAAGGAATGTATGGGCGGCTTATCGAAATGATTATCGAGTGGCAGGATGAGTTTTATTCTTATAACCTCGGGGTCGAAGTAAAACGCGGAATGGCAAAGAAAGCCGAACTGAAAGGATACCAGCTTGTTCCGCCGCTTGGCTATGCCGCGGTCGGGAACGGAAAGCCTTATGTGATCCGTGAAGATGAATACAAGATTGTGGAGATGATTTTCCATATGTACGCGGTTGACCGCCTGGATATGACTGCGATCGCCCGTCAGCTGAACGCTTCCGGATATCTTACGCGCCGGGGAAATCCGTTTGAGAAGCGATCAATCGACCGAATCATACAGAATCGTTTTTATGTCGGAACGGTAGAATGGAATGGTTATTCTTTTGAAGGGACGCACAAAACAAGGGCATCCGTGACAGATTTATTTGAACAGTGCCAGGAACGCCGGAAAGCTGAATTTCGCCCCATGAGGCACCGGAACGTGTCAACATGTAAACACTGGCTCTCCGGGCTGATGAGGTGTTCTGTGTGCGGGGCAACCTTATCTTACACCGGTAGTGGAGCCGTTCCATATTTCACCTGCTGGAAATATTCCAAGGGTTTGCACCCAGAATCCTGTTCGATCAGCGTCAAGAAAATGGAGCGGATTGTTCTTAGGTCCCTGGATGGCATCCTGGAAAGCGGACATTTTGAGTATACACCTGCTGCCAGCGCATCCGGTTCCCCCGCAGATCCATCCAACGAAATCCAGTCCATACATACCCAGCTCGACCGGCTCAGGCACCAGGAAGAACGTGCCCGGATTGCCTACGAAAACGAAGTTTACACTCTGGACGAATACAAAGAAAGCAAAGCCCGCCTGCGATCAGAGATTCAGCGGCTGTCCGATGAGCTGCAGCGTCTCCTTGAACAGCCCGCCGAATCTGCGCCGCCGCAAAAGGAGCTTCTTGACCGCGTCCGGAACGTCCGCGATCTCCTGGCATCTCCTTCTGTGGGGTTCGAAACCAAAGGGAACGCGCTGCGGAGCATCTTGAAATGCATCGTTTTCGACCGGAAGACCGAGCATTTTGATTTTCAATATTATGCATGAAATAGCGGAGAACCTTGAAAAATAAGGCTCTCCGCTTATTATAGGTTACTGCACTTTAGACCGCCATAGCGCGGTAACCTATGATATCATTTTTTCTTCGCGTTCTTTCTCCATCTGGCAAAATCTTCGCTTGAGAAAATTCTGCTCCCGCCTACCCTGAGACGTTCCAGCTCAATCTCGATCTTCGCCCGTTCATCCGCTCCGGCGGCGATGTACCGCTTTCTGTATTTGCTGCTGAACGAACTCTTTACTGAGGAAATCGCTTCCTTTTTCTTTTTCCCCTCTGCCATCTTTGATTCTACCACCTTATCAAGAATCTTGTTCGCCTTATCATATTCACCCGCGTTCAGGGCGTCATTTGCGTCTGATGCCTCATAAAGCGGCGTTTCTTTTTTCTCCTCCTTTTCTTCTGGCTCCGAGGCATCCTTTTCTGTACTCTCTTCCTCCTCTCCTGCATCTTTCTTTTTCTTATTAATGACCATATCAACCGCTTTTACAATCAGTTCCTTGTCGATTCCTCTGTCCGCTACTTCCTCGACCTTTTCTTCGTATGTTTCAAGATCCCAGTTCATCATCGCCTCGGCCGCTTCCTGAATTACTGGATCGTTTTTCAGCCCCCGTTTGACGCCAGAATTTACTGTCTTATCACTCTGTCCCGCTTCAATCAAATCAGACAGGATTCTGTCTCCCAGTTCTTTTTTACCTTCTCGATATGCTTTCAATGCCTTTTTAGTATACATTGTTACGTTGTCCGAACTGGACATATCATAGATTCTCTTAGTCTTCCAGTAATCTCCTGCATTTACACCCGTAATATCCAAGGCAGTATCAACTACGCTGCCCGCGTCTCGAAGAAGATTGGCGACCGGAATGCCCGTCATTCTTGCAAGCGGGCTAATCCATTTATACATGATTCCGGTTGTTGTGTATTTACTATCGCCTTCCACGAATTTTTTCATTTCATTGCAGGCGTAGACAAGGTACTGGAGTCCCTGCATATCCATACGCGCCGCGGAATTTCCACCAAACATCGATACGACATCTTTTGCTATCGGAATGAGATTCACGACGTTGAGGTTATCCGCGATATTGGCGCCAAGTGCTGACAGGTACTTTTCCTTGATCCCCTTATCATCGTCATCATCACGGACTGCATCCATGACCGACGCTGCTAACGCCGTGATCACTCCTGTAACCGCATATGATGCCGCGACTCTGGCAAACTTTGTTTTCTCTGCCTTTCCGGCTTTCCCATTAATTTCCTTTGAATCCGCAACGTCCATCGCCGCCCGGTAAAGCATGTTATAACTCTTGATAGGCTCTGACATGAATGCCGTATAGAATTTCGTCCACTGCTCACGCATCGCCCAGCTTCTATGAAACACACTGTCTACTACCTGGGTTTTGTCAATAATCTCCGAGAATCGCGCTCCACTCTTCTGCAGAAATTCTTCTGATCCGACTGTCAGTTCCGGATGCAGCGCCGCCGTCTCTGCTTTGGTTGCCATCCAGAGACGTTTCCACGCCAGTTCATCGCCCTTTCCTGCCAAATCCATTGATTTATTTATCATCTTTTCCCTGGTCGTGTCTGCACCGATGAGCATACTTTTCATGCTCCGGCCAGTGTTGATGTCGAAAAATCCTTGGTCTTTCCACCAGGCGATCGGAGAATATTTTTGCACCTGCGTCCATTCTTCCTTCGAAACCACCGGCTTCAATCCCTGCGCCAGGTATTTCGGATCAATCTCCGCAGCAGCTCTGAAATATGCCGTCGGCTGCTGAATCGCCGTTCTCAGGTTCCATCCGACTGCCGCCGACTTTGCATTTCTCAGTAAATTAGAGGTCAATTCCCGTTCGCCGCTGCCGACACCGTTCAGATCTTTCAAGAACGCATCTACCCAAGCGCCCATTTCCTTGCCGTAAACACGTTCCATCTGCTCCCGAAGATTTCCTTTTTCAACGTCATTGAAATTGTAATACTTTTGAAAATCTGACAGCGGCACCACGAAGGAATGATAGCTTCCCATCTGATCCGCCTGTCGGGTATATACATCAAAGATATCCTCGATAATCAAACCGTTCTTGGCGTGTTTGGTCGTATTCTTGGTAATTCCGAGATTCTTCAACGTCTGGATATCACGGCTGACGTCTGCATTCGTTTTTGCTATCTCGTTTTTATCGACCACGATCGGAAAATAATTCGGGGCATTAAACTTTTTATAGCCGTATAAGGTCATGCTGACCTCATTGCCCCAGGCTGCCGTCTGATCTGTGAAGAAACTTACCACCCCGTCCGCAAGCGACTTCTGTTTGGGTGTGAGAGTGTCTGTGATGGTTTTTACGTCGCTCGGAGTGACTGCTACCGGCACATTTGCCTCCACAACTTTAAAAAGTTTCTTACCTTTTACCGTGACCTCCCTCTCAATTCCCTGTGTGCGGATTCCCCGCAGCTGATTATACAGATGTTCCCTAGCTTGCGGACGTTTATTTAATTCATAAAGGCTCATGACCTGCGCCGGGGTCAGAGAGATTTCCCCGCCGGATACCTGGAAAGTCTGTCGCTTTGCTTTATTGCCGGTCCATTCCTGAATTTCTTTTTCACCGATTTCCAGCTTTCCTTTCAGTTCTTCCATATATTCCTGTGCCAGGCGTGTATCCCTCATTTTAGTATCAAAGCCATCGCGGAGCCCCTGATAAACAGTCGTGGCTGCTTTTCCAAGACGATCGAACGCCGTGAAACTGTCCAGCATATGCACCTGCAGGAATTTATCCGCCGCGCTCAACGCTTTAATGGTTTTTTTATTCTTCCGCCCCTGCCACTCTCTCAGTGTGCTTTCTGCTGCCTCGGACGCCTTTTCGTAACGTTTATTCGTATACATCTTATTGGCATCTTCAATACTGTGTTTCATTGCAGACACAGTCTCTCTCAATGTCCGAAGTTCTCTCGGCGTAAAGTCTTCAATCTTCTTTCCCTCTGCCATGCTCTGGAGCTCGTCCAGTTTAGTCACAAGATCCGGATCGACCTCAACATATATATCGCTCGTTTCTCCTTTCAGAACACCATTGTTTTTCAGAATGGTATCGTACACCTTCTTTGCCTCATTCCATTCTCTGGTGCGCTGTGTTTCGTTTCCATCCGCATTTAAGCGGGAAGAGCTGTAGTCAACACAAGACAAGAATTTAGCAACGGCCGTTCTCATGCTTTCCGGAACATGATCGCGATCCGTCGGAGATAGCAGCCACTTCTGCATTTTCGTGACGTCACGAATGATCTGTTTCTTATCCTGACGCCCCTGTTCGCGCTCCCTCACGTTCCCGCGATATTCCCTGAGTTTCTGCTCATATTCCTTTCGTTTAGCGATATATTCCTCTTCTCTCTTACCAGCCTTTTCAAACAGTTTATCTGCCAGCGTAGGCGGAATATTACGGATATTCGCTCTGTTGTCCAGGATATCCTCTCCCAAGAATACCGACATTTCATCAATATCAGCACCATAAGGATTTTCCACTTTCGGACGAGACTCTTCCAATACATCCGCAATCCGAAGAAGCTGATCTGTCGGGTTGATGATACCAGTCGGGAAAAGATCCGGATGCAGTCCCGCCAGTTCATTGTATGCTGCATCTACGCTGACACCGGCGTTCCGAAACGTAATCTGTCCCATATATTTTTTCCGGAAGCTGTTATATCCGCCCTCGGAATCCAGGTTATTTCGAACTTCTTCCGGAACATAAATCGGCGTGCCCTTAATATCCTGCAGGATGTTTTTAAAGACCTTTACCTGCTCCTGATCCGTCTGCTGTGATTTTTCCAGAATCGCACGGCCTATCTGCGTCGCTACGTTTGCCAACTCC